GGGGTAGCGCTGGACGTAGTAGAGCAGGCGCCGCGTCTCGGCGGCGTCGGGGATGCCGTACCGGGCCAGCCAGGCCTCGCGGACGGCCTCGACCTGCCACACCGGAGTCGTGCGCGGGAGCAGCCGGTGCCAGGCCTCGACGCCAGCCACAGACAGGCTGGCGACCTGACCCCATGACAGATCGAGCGGGGAGGGCAGCTCGAAGGCCACGCCGTTGTGGCGGACCGTGAACTGGCCTCCCCGCTCGCTGTCGAGACGGTCGAGGGGGTTCATGACCTACAGGCCGCGACCGGCCTTGGAGCGCAGGGCCTGCAGGTCGATCTTGTAGTGCCGCAGGAAGCGCTCGATGAGCTGGTTGAACTTCCAGCCCTCGATCCGCAGGTCGCGGATGTAGTCGCGGTCGTCGTCGGTGACGCAGAACCGCAGGAACATCACCGGGTTGTCGATCTCGAGCTGGTCCTGCCAGGCCAGCTCGGCCGGGTCGGTGAAGACGACGGTGCGGTCGCCGAGACGGGCGCGGAACGGCCGCTCGTTGCCCTCGTTCTTGGGGCGCTGGACGGCGTCGAGATCGAAGTCGACTGCCTCGTAGGGCTCGGTAGCCATGGGCGGGCTCTCCTCTTGGTTGATCGGGATGGGGGTGACGCAGGCCGAAGCCTACGCGGTGGGCGCCGCCGACGGCGCCGGCTTCCCGGCCGCAGCGGCCTTGTCGGTGGCCTTCGCGAGCTTGTCGGCCGCGGTGACGTCCTCGGCGGCCTTGGGGGCGAAGCCGTCGAACTCGGCCTGCACCAGGGTGCCCTGGCTGTAGGCGACGCGCTCGCGGCCGTCCTGGTGGACCAGGGTGACGGGCTTGAACTTGGTCATGATGCTCTCCTGACGTGCGATCTGAACGTGGGGCCGGGGCGGTGAGAACCCGCCCGGAACCACCGCCCCGGCCGGTCTCGTGCTCCTGACGGGCGACGCGGGCTTTTTGCCTACCGAAAGGCCCTAGCCCCGCGCGCCGCCCGTCAGGAAGTTGGTCAGGCGGCGGCCGGAGGGGGGAAGCCGGCGTCGTCGAGTAGAGCGAGCCACCCCGGCCCGCCGAAGTGCCAGGCCTCGGCGAAGCCCAGCGTGTCGTCGTACTGGCCGGTGAACGTGGCGCCCCACAGGAGCGCCTCGTCGCCGCCGGTGAACGCCTGGTCGGCGAACGCGGTGACCTTGGCCCGCGGGAAGAAGCGAGCGATGTAGATCTCGCCGTCCTCCGTCAGGTCGACGGCCATGGTGAGCAGGCGGTACGTCCGCTGCGACGGCGTCTGCGGCTTGCGGAAGCGGACCTCACCGCCGGGCTGCGGCACGACCGAGGTCAGGTCGGCGCCGGTGGCCAGGCTCATGGTGAGCAGCTTGGTCTCCTGGGCGGCGATCGTGATCGTCGTGGTGTCCGCGGTGATGTCCGAGCGGGTCGGAGTCGTCCGGCCGAAGGATGTGACGTCCGACGTGGTGACGGCGCGGCTGTGCGCCATGCCGTCGGTCGTCAGGTAGCCGACGTCGTCCCAGTCGGTCGGGAGGACCACGAGGCTGCCGTCGGCGCCGGTGATGTAGTCGATGGGGTCCGCGCCGCTCGGGGCCAGGAAGGCCGAGCCGTCGAGGGACTTCCGGATCAGCGAGTTCTTCTTGTTCTGCAGGTCGTCGTAGTTCGGCACTGTGCCTTCTCCTTGTCTGGGGGTCTCAGCGCCGAGCGCTGATCTGGTAGCTCGAGTAGAACCGTCGGACCCGAGAGTCCTGCCAGTCAACCTCCTGGGGCGACATGGACACACGCACCGTGTCGAGCACAACGAACCTAGCGTCGTACCAGACGCGATGAGGATACCGCACCAGCCACTGGTGGATGCGCTGTGACAGGTCACGGGCTTCTCGGCGCGAGCCGGCGAAGACGTCGATGTCGACGGTCGGCCGGGTGGTGATCAGCGTCTCGGGCCCGCCGAGCGCTGAGACGCGGACGAACTTCTCGCCGAGCAGGGGGCCCTCGGGGGCGAAGGCGCCCGCCACCCGGTAGGCGGTCTGGCCGTCGATGTCGATCGGGTCGAGCTCGGGGGCGAAGTACGCCTCGATCCCTGCCATGACGACGGCGGGGATGTCGGGGAACGGGGCGAGGGGCGTGCTCATTCTGGGTTGCCTCCTCGGTACTTCCCGCCGGGGAAGAATGCTCCCGCGCGGCCGAGCGGGCGCGCGGGCGTGCCGTGCGAACCGCCCTGCTTGCGCTGCCCGAACGATGCTGGGCGCGTGCCGAACTCGACCTGCGCCGCGTACTCGGCGTCATTCACCACGCGGGCGGCGCGACGCGGATTGGAGAAGGTGCCGTCCTGAATGGTGACGACCACCTTGTCGACCGAGAAGTGGTCCTCGTAGTGAGTGCCGTCGCCGGCGCCCTTCTCTGCGGGGTCGGACTCGGGCGCGAAGGCCTGTGCGATCGGGATGATGTCGCGCGCCGCGCCGACGGCCGCGTCGCTGACGTCTCCGGACAACATGTGCTTGCGCATGCCGGAGTTGTCCGCGACGTACCACGTTTTGACCCTAGCCACTGTGCACCGCCCCGGCCCGCTGCAGGGTCGCCAGGGCGCCCTTGCCGAGGTAGACGCCGGGCGTGGCTTCGACATTCCACTCGTTGCCGCGGGCGCGCACGGTGTCGTCAGCCTCGGGGACCGGCTGGCCGTCGGGGATGAAGACGTTCAGGCCCTCGATCACGACCTCGCCCTCCTCATTCGTGCGCGGCCAGATGCGGCACCCCGTGGCCTCGATCTCCTGGGGCGGCGTCACGACGTCGCCGAAGCGGTCGCGCCGCGCCGCCTTGAGGATGACGATGCTCTCCTTCTTGGCCATCAGTCGATCTTCCAACCCATGATGTCAGCCACGGCGCACCGCACCGCGAGCTCGTCGCCGGTCGCGAGGTACTCCCCGCGCAGCAGCGGCGGCACGGTCGTCTGCAGCTGCGCGCGCTGCATCGGGGTCGCGTCGCGGGCGGCGTTGCCGAGAAACAGGTCCAGCGAACCCCGCGCCATGGAACACCTCACGCCGTGAGATCCGGAGAGCCGACGTCGCCGGCGGCGTACATCGGGAAGAGCCAGTCGGACTGCGGCAGCCCTGCCGAGACGAAGATCGTGTCCTGCGCCGGGGCGACCCGCTGGTCCGTGCCGCCGAGCGTCCACACCTGACCAGCAGCCGCGACGCTCGGGGGCGTCAGGCCGGCCAGCACCGCGAGCTCTTCCTTCTGCTCCTCGGTGAGGTTCATGCCGCGCACGACGTCGTCGACCTTGCGCTCCGAGATCGGGCCGATCGTCTCGGAGATGAGCCGGTCGCGGTTCTCGAAGTAGTCCTTCGCCATCAGCAGGGCGATCAGGCGCGCCCGCGCGGGCGACGACGCCAGCGTCCACTCCTCAAGGCCCGCGGAGCGCACGACGATCTCGGCGGCCGCGATGACGACGTCGAGGAAGGCGTTCTCGTCGACGTCGTCGGGCTCGGGCGCCGAGCCGGTGCCGCGCAGCCACACCAGCAGTTCTGCGCGGTCGATTAGCGGGTCAGCCACTGCCTGCCTCCTTGGGTCGGGGCCCAGCGTACAGGGTGGACTACTTGGCCACCCAGCCCGTGTTCCCCGTGCCCGACTCCTTCACGTACAGGGTCGTCACCGCGGCACCGTCCTCCCGGGTGTACAGCGATCCGACGCGCGCCGTGAGGACGCCCTCGGGGCTGCCGATGCCCGACGTCCAGATGGGTGCGTTCGCGCCCGCGGTGCCAGGCCGGAACTCCTTGGCCCACACCCGCAGCCACCGGAACGCGGACCGGCCGAGCTCCTTCACGGCGTCGACGGTCGCGTAGAAGTCGGTCGACCGGACCCGGTAGGCGGACGTGCCGGCGAAGAACAGGTCGGCGCCGCCGTTGCTGGCGGCGTAGCGGATCGCGAACTGCTGCGGGCTCGTCTCGTCCCCGAACCACAGCGCCGAGTACGCTGGCGACTTCGCGGCGAGCGCGAAGATGGTGTTCCCGCCGGTCTCGAGCAGCATCGACGCAGGCGCGTAGGATGACAGGTTCATCCCCGACTGCGTGTCACCGGTGAACTGGTGCTTGGCCCACGGGGTGTGCCAGGTCGGGTATCCCCAGCAGAACCGGCCGCTGCCCTTGTCGTCGTAGTACTGCGCGGCGTACCGCTGCACGTCCTCGTCGTCGCCGGTGGCCCATCCGGAACGGTGGCGGCTGCGAACGTTGACATTGGTCAGGGTCGTGGTGGCCGCGGTGCTGATCGAGGAGAAAGCGCTCGACTGCCACCCGACATTGCAGTCAGTGTAGCTGTTGTTGTAGTTCGTGCTGTGCGACCGGAACTCCGTGACAAGGCCGATGTCGCAATTGATGAAGTCGCAGTCGTCGGTGTGGCCGTAGGACGAGCCCTGGTAGACGACACCAACAACGCAATTCACGAACTGCGGGCGGCCGTAGGTGGCCGCGTTGTACCCGACCGTGGCCGAGCTGCTGGAGTAGATGCGGACACCGTAGAACCCGGGCTTGACGGCCTCGTACCGGCCACCCGAGATGAGCGCCTGGCACTGGACGTTGGCGTTGACGCCGGCCCAGGTGGTGTTCGTGGTGTGGACATTCTCCATCCAGCCGAACGTCTTCTTGTCGAGGACGATACCGGCGGCGACGCTGTTGCCGGTGACGTTCTGGACCTTGATGTTGCGGACGCGGACCTGCATCCCCGACGCGAACCACAGGCCGTACCCAGCGCCGGCGCCGGGGTCGATGATCGCGGTCGGGACGCCCCCAGCGACGTCGGGGCCCTCGACGATGAGGTGGTCATCGAGGGTCAGGAGGCCGATGAGCTGGCCGGCGTCGGTGTAGGTGCCCGAGGCCAGGATGACACGCCAGGTGCCCGCGAGCACGGGGCCGTAGTTGTTGAGGCCGTTGAACACCTCGGGGAGCGTCCTCATCGGCTGCGTGGCGGAAAGCCCGTCGTTCGCGTTGTTGCCGGTGGGCGAGAGGTAGAGCCGGTTCGTCGAGCCGCGGCGCTGTGCCGGACGGAAGACCTCACTGCCGCGGATGATGGCTCCGGGGCCGGAGTGCTTGACCTTGTGCAGGTACGGGATGCTGGCCGTCGTCAGGTAGTTGCCCGCCGGCCAGTGCACGGCCGCGCCGAAGGTGTTGGCCGAGGAGACTTTCGCGGCGATGGCCGATTGCGAGGAGGTGGCGCCAGTGGCGTCGATGCCCTGGCCGGAGATGATCACCGCGGAGACGTAGTTCGCGGAGACGTCGGTCGCGGTCATCACCTGGCGCTGCTCGAGCGCGGTGTCGAGCGCTGCGAGGTCCAGCCCGCCGCCGCCGCCGAGGCCGCTCTCCGCGAGCTCCTCGCGCAGCGCCTTGCCGGTGATGGTGCCGGGGTTCAGCACGTCCGAGGAGTGCAGGTCGCTGTCGCTGTCGGTGCCGAGCCGGCGAAGCCGGGACTGCCAGGCGGCGACCTCCGGCGGGACGTTCGCGGTCGCCGGATCCAGCGTCCAGCCGTCCCACTGGAGGCCGACGGCCTCCTCGAGGGTGCGAGCCCAGCGGGTCTCGCCATCCTTGTACCAAGCGGTGGACTGGTACTCAGCCATGGAGGTCTCCCTACGTCAGGGGGCAGCCTACAGGCTCAGTGGCCGAAGGCGTCCGTGCCGAATGCGTCGCGGCCGAAGCCGACCGGGTCGGGCTGCGGGGCGTCGGCGTCGAGCGCCTGGATCGACTCGATGAGCCGCTTCGCTGCGGAGGCGTTCGACAGGATCGTGGCGCCGACGGAGGCCATCTTGGTGAGGCGCTCGAGCAGCGCGTCCTTCGTGGCCTGGTCCATGCGTCTGAGCATAGCCGAACGACCCGCCTCCAGAGGAGACGGGCCGCTCGGGTCACGCGGTACTGCTGAGGATCACGGCGCCGCGGGGATGTCCTCCGGGCGCAGCAGGCCGGTCTCCTCGTCGAAGCCCTGGACGTCGACGCGCAGGGCGCGCACCGACTGGGTCCGGTTGACCTCGGGCAGGAGCTTGCCGTCCGCGTCGCGCTCGTCGTAGATCTTCGTGATCCCCATGAAAGAGCTCACGACCGAGCGGTCGCGCAGGAAGTTCGGGTCGTAGTCCTGAATCCACCGGGCGGCGAAGCCGTCCTGCGAGATCCCGGTACGCCCGGCGCTAGCGCCGCGGGGCACGCGCGGAGCCACGGACCCCATGACGAGCGCCGACGGGTGCCAGTACGACAGGTGGTTCGGGTCCAGCTGCGGGGCGGTGAGGATCCGCTTGCCGTAGATGGTGCCCAGCGTCGCGTTGCGCAGCGCCGGGGTGCCCGTCTCACCGGTCGACTCGTACCGCGAGATGCGGTCGGAGGTGATCCACTTCGCGATCACGTTGGCGCCAGCCAGGATGAAGCGGCCGTCGAGCGGGGCCACCTTGTCCAGGTTCATCCGGCGCTCCATCTCGGCGACCACCAGGAGGGGGTCGGCGTTGATGTCGACGGCGAAGTCGCGCTTGGTGTTCAGCGTGTCGATCGCCGTCTGCAGGCGCGCGCTGGCCCGGCGGACGACGGCCGAGACCTGCGGGTTGAGCACCTCCTGGGCGAAGTTGATCTCGTCCAGCCGGTCCTGCTCGTCGGTGATCGACGTCGCCGAGTAGAGGTGCGTGTCCAGCACGACGGGGATGCCGCCGCCGCCCTCCTCGATGATGTCGTCCATGACGATCGGCTGGGTGCGGGTGCGCCACTCGTAGTCGCGCGCCGTCGCCGTGAACGCCGGCGACTCCGTGCGCAGGGTGACGGTGTCGCCCTCGGCGCCGGTGAAGAAGTCCTGCGCCAGGCGCGTGAACATCAGCGGCAGCGCGGACTCGCGCCGGTACATGCCGAGGAAGAAGTCGACGACCTTCTCCCGCTTGGCCTTGATGACTGCCATGATGAGCCTCCAGCTCAAGTAGTCGCGCTAGGCCGGTCGGCTGTTGCGCAGGTGGGTCAGTACTGCGTGCCACCCGGGCGGCGGATCTGGGCCAGCTCCTGGTCGATGGACAGCACCGGAGGAGTCATCGGGGCCGGGTCGCCGGGCGTGCGCAGCCGTCGCGGCCGCGCGCCCGGAACGCCGTCGTCCTCGTCGTCCTCGTCGCCGGACACCTTGGTCAGGCCGAGCTCGGAGATGAGAGTCTTGGCGCTGGCGTCCAGCTCCTCCTCGGTGTTGCCCTGCAGAACCTTGGCCAGAGCCTTCGCCTGGACCTTCGTGATGCCGTCCTGGTCGAGGGCGACCTCGAGAGCGAGGGAGCGGCGGCCCTGAGTCCGCAGCGTCTCGAGCTCGGCGTCGCGCTCCTGAGCCTCGCGTGCGCGCCGCTGCTCGTCCGACTCGTCCTTGCGAGCCTTCTCGTTCAGCGCCTCGTTCGCGACGGTCAGGTCGGCCTGGGCCTTGTCACGAGCCTCGACGGCCGTCTCCTTGTCGGAGATGAGACCGAAGAGGTACTTCTTGAGCCGCGCAGGGTCGATCTCCTGCTGGTCGTCCGGAAGGTCGTTCCCGTCGCCGTCGATCTCCCACGGCGCCTTGTAGGTCTCCAGCGTCAGCTTCGTCTTCCCTGCCACGGCTCTGCCCTCCTGGGGGCGTCGGTGCTAGACCCACCTGCGAGTCTTGCGTTCGCCGCGAACAGTACATGAGAACAATTCTCAGGTCACGATGGGCGCACGGCGGGGTCGTCGAAGCGCCACGGTCGACCCTCGCGCTTGCGGCGCCAGGCCGTCATCAGGTCCAGCTCGCCGCTCTTGTGCTTGCGCATCTCACGCCACTCGTTGGACAGATCCTGGGTCAGGTCAGGCCATTCGAACGGCGACGTCGTGTAGACCGGCCGTAGCGAGCAGCCGCACGAGTCGTGCACCTTCACCTCGCCCTCGCCGGTGAAGCGCGGGTCCGACCGGTCGAACGAGTCGCCCTTGTAGATCGCCCCGCGGCTGGCCAGGGCGCTGCAGAAGTAGCACGGGTCGCCGTCGGTGATGCGGACGAAGCCGGTCGCGACCTTGTCGGCCTGGACGAAGTCCTCGACCATGCCGCGGCCCGCGTTCTGGACATGCCGAACGCTCGCCGCGGCCGCCGCCGCGCCGGCCTCCTCCATGAGGAGCCGCACGCTGCGCGACAGGGCAGTCTCCGGCTGACCGGGCGACGACAGCCCTCGCTCACGGGCGCGCTCGCGGCGGTAGATGTCGACGATCGAGCG